GTATTGTTGCCACTGAATGTAATTATAGTTGTGCCCGTGCTGTTTTTAATATCGTTGCCTGTGATCTGTAGATCTCCTTTGACTTCTGTTAGTGTATTAGAAGTCATTTCAATATTGATGAGGCCATCACTGGCTTTGATACTATTGCCACCAATAATTAAATCACTGGTCAAGTATAAATCACCAGTATTGAATTCATAACGCTGATCACCGTGATCCCATTTTAATTCGCGGCCGCTGGTAAATGTTATAATGACATCATTTGAGCCAAGATCACTGTTTAGAATTAAATCACCGGTGGCCTGTATATTACCTGCAACTTCTATTCTATTGCTGACATCATTAACTTCTAATATGCTGGTGTTTTTCCATTGTGAGGTAGTAGCATCGTAATAAAGCGTTTGACCTTCATTTGGTGTAGTAATTTCTACATCAGTTAGATCATTTAAACCCTGTGTATTGCCAGGAATACCACCAGGCGTTGAGCCATCACCAATCCATAATGCTGTAACATTAGTGCCTACTGGGACACCTGCAGCCGTAGTTGGACTCTTAGCAAAAGTCAGTGAGAGCGTTGATCCAGTTGTTAGATCTACGGCCGCACCACCGCTGCTCAAACTCAATCTACAAGCAGTTGTAGTTAAACCATCGCTGATAACATGATAGACTGTGCCCAATGTAAGTCCTAATTGTGTAGTGCTTTGAAATAATACTTGATCGTTTACACTTAGGCCATGAGCCGCACTAAAAGTAATTGTTTCTGTGGTGCCATCAATGCTGGTGCCTGTGACGGTTTCCAATTCCCAATCAGTGACAAAAATCAACTCACCTTCAGCGGGAGTGATCTGTAGGCGTTCTTTGTTGGTGCCTCTACGTAATTGTAATGCCATTCTTAAAATCCTTTCATCATTCTGGATCTACTTGCCAGACGAATTCTTCAATATCTGTTGCTGCTGTAACTGTATTTTCTGTTACTGCAATCAATCCCAAATCTAATTGATAGGGGCTTGCTGTTGCTAATGAGCCAAAATCTATTTGCGTCATTGTTTTCCACACCCAGAAACCATTATTAGGCAGCACACATTTGCCGAAATCTAATTTTAGTATGGCCTCTTTTATATTTAACACTTCTTGACTGCCTGCTCCGGGATCAGGATTATATTCAGTAGTGGGATCTGCTATTATAGCACTATCCGGATTGGTAAAAGCACTACAGACATTACGTCCACAGACGCGAACCTTAAAATAATATTTCTGGCCTGCGGCGTTGGCACTTAAACCACTGATCTTTATGGCATGGCAAGTATCAATGCCCACGCTAATGCCGCTTACTGTGGTCAATAGCACAGCTGATCCGCCTTCACTTAGACTAACTTGGAAAGTATCAGTGGTCTTATTCAGCACATAATAAAGTTTATTCTGTTCGAATCCATAAATGTTACTACCAAAGAAGTATAATTGATCTCCGTTTTCCATTCCGTGTGCCACGCTGGTTATAGTATTACTACTAATAGCAGTCATAGTCACGGTACGACCTAGATCAAATATTACATCTGGTGGTGGTGGTTTATGAATCTGTAGTTGGCTATAAGCATTGTTGCCGGGACTAGTAGCAGTTGAACCAATAGCATACCATACTTGTATTTCATCATATGGGCCGCCTGTATTAGGTATCTTAACAGCAATGGTAATGCTGGGCACAGCATTACCTTCGCTTTTATCTACAACGCTGACGCGATCGTCATCTGGAGTTCTAAATCTACTTGAATCTGTGCCGGTTGTTTGAAAAGGAATAATACCAATGTTCTTTTCAGTGGTAAACTCCTGCAGGGTTTCATCGTGTGTGTATACGTCGCCGTTGTATTCTAGTGCCTGTATCTGTGCGATTAAGCCACCCTCTTCAGTTTCGACTTCTTTGACTCGCATCACACGGAAATACTTGGGTGCCCACCCATATATGCTGTTAGCAACACCTACAACATCACCAGCCTGTGCCTGTATACCATAATGGCTGGCTGTAAATTCTACAACTAAGTCATCACGACTCTGTCTTAATTCAATATTAGCCAGCATTTCTGCCTGCGGACTATTATTAGTAAATTCTAAACTTAATCTTAGGCTATTGTCTGGCTCATTAGGATTCCTGTCAGCAGGATCTAATTGATCTATGCTATAGGCTCTTTGATCTTTGTTGTGTTTGTCAAAGAATTCTGCTTCATAGGCATTGTATAAATCATCTAGACTGGTGCTGCTGATTGAGATACCACCTAGGATATTTTCATCATCAAACTCTAGTGCTATTTCATCTAGTTTAATGGCTGTCATTGCTTGACTACTGACTGTGCTACTAGTATCCATAATATAGACACCACGCTGGCCAGTTGATTGTCCTGCTGCTAATGCGTTTTGGCTGACAATTTTACCTATACTGGCACCTGCCGCATTGAATACAGTAGTGCCCGCTTCTAAGCGTCCTTCTGCGAATGCTGTAACTGTTAGGACATTACCAGCTCTACTGGCAGTAAATTCTGCTGTGACTGCTTTCTTAATTACAGGGCGCCAGTAGCCGGTTGTGACATCATAACTCATCCAAGCGCCACCGTTTTGTAGGATGCTGTCAATATTGGTTTTTACCTGTCTGCTGGTATCTAATACGCCATTAATTGTGTAGCGCTTCTGTGTAGAACTAACAGCATCTTTGTTGGTATAACGAATTAGTTCGTCACAATAATTAAACCAAAGTTGGTAAGCAGTTGATCCGCCGACGGGGATAGTGCTAGCATCCACTTGTGCTCCATAACGAACACTGGTCATGTAATCACGCCATACTGCTGCGGGATTGCTGAGACTATTAGCAATATCAAATGTAAAATTAGGAATGCCTGTTAGGCCTTTATCTGGGTTGTATCTAACTTTAACAATGGCAAATACCAAACCCTTCATTTCATTGGCACTGGTCCAACCAGTGCCGTTGTTCCAATAATCCCAAGCATTTACTGGAGTGTCTGTGGTAGGAAATATTTGATTAGTGCTGGCACCGCTACCCGCATATACTCTAACTTCTATTAAGTTGGTGCTGTCAACTTTGAAACTGGTTTCAAAGTCTTCGGATTGTGTAACAGGATCATTGTTAACATATTTTCTACCTGCTGAAACTTTGTGCCGACTTCCTGCGCCCTCAAATATCAATCTTAAGTCATTGGCATAGACATCATTAACAGTATATGAGCCTGTCTGCGTAGTTTCACTAAGCACCAAGCAGTAATACATGGTTTTGTTTTCATCTGTTATTCTAGCGTCACTGATAACACCATTAGCATAGGCATTGCCATATAATACTGGTATTTTGTGATTGCTGGCCGGAGGCAATTGAATACGCCCGCCTTCACTGACTGCGGCTGCATTAGATCCTTTATTAGAATTACCATTAATCAATCTGCTGGTTATGTAACTGGCACCGATGGTAGTGATTGTGGCAATAGCAGCAAAACCAAATGCTCCTGCGGTTAAGGCTGCACCTACAGTGGCAAAGCTAGCACCTGTAATAGCACTGGCTACTGCTACGCCTATGGCGGTAAAGGCTGGCATATTAGTTCTCCCTGTCTTTCAAATATAATTTTTCTGTTAATCTAAAACCTCGAGATTCTAAATCATAATCTTCTGTGCTGGTCATGCGTGTGGTAAAATAACCATCTATTTCGCCTCGCTCCATTAAGTCATCGGCTTGTTCGCAGAACTTAACAAATAGTCTGCCAGCGCCTATGGTCTTGCGATATGGCTCTTTGACATACCATAACATTTCACGCAGACTAATTTTACTGGGCATCCATATATTTTGTTCTTTAACTGCTATCAAACAACCTACTACTATTTCCTTATCGCACAACAACCAAATATAGTTTGTTTTTAGCACAGCATAGACCAATCTTTTTATGTGATCTTGGTCTACCTCATCGCAATGCGCTGCGTAGGCAGTTTCAGTTAAGAATTCCTGTATCAATTCTGCTATTACTACAACATCACTGCGAGTTGCTGCTCTAATCATTATGGCTGCTCCACATAATCTTGTCCGGATCTGTTGCCAGCACCACCGCGATCGCCGCCGGTGGTTGAACTTGGAGTTGTAGCAGTATAAGGCCTGCCAAAGTCAAAGGCTGCGTTGTGTAGGGTTAACACACGATCCATAGTAGGATCTGTGCCAGAATTGGCTATTTCAGCGAATACTTGAGCAAAATCATCAGGATTGGTTCTGCGTCCTGTGACTTTATTTTCTAACACGCCCAGGATACTACTGGCCATTACTGTAATGGTATGCGTCACGCTGGGCTGATTAATATCAGGATCAATATCTTCTTGAACGTTGAAGTTTGTGATTACTCCAGTAAATCTTGTATAGATTTCACCAGTTAAGACCTCCTGTGTGGTATAATCAAAGAAGGCACGATAAATTACTATTCGGCCGCCTTTAACAGGATAGCCTAATATAGCTTCTATGTAAGTGCTGGGAATAGCACTAAGTCCTAGTTGTATATCATCATTGGTGCTGTTAATATTACTTTGTATTTCGCTAACTGACAAAAAGCCTGCCAGTGCGGTATAGGTATTACCATTATAAACAACGGGTTTGTAGCAGTTGCTGATCCTATAGGGCGTAGCGGGATTATCGGGGTCGATATAAAGATCAATAAGAACACCGTGTTCGATTTTAACTTCTGTGTCAACTGCGGTGATAACTGTTGTCATAGCACTACCTCAATTAATTCTATATTTCCGTTTAATTCTACAAGATTTTTGTTGATATATCTCATCTGCGGTAATTTAGTTACTTGCACAAAGAATCTTGCCGCAGCATCACCAACGTTTACAGCCTTACCTGTGGCTGTATAACCACCTTGTGGAATAAAACCTCTGTGTGTTGAAATAGTGTATGCTGTGGTGCCGTTGACGATCTGTTGATCTGCTGTGGCTTGATAAGCATAGCGATGATCCGCTGGCCTAATCCAATCACCTTTACGCACAATGTAGCGGCCTGCATTGGCCGCGCTGTCACCGCTGTAAGTTAGCGCTATACTGGCTCCAGTAGGTTCGCTGGAGACAGTCATGTTGTCTAATTGATCGTTGCTGTTAGTATCTAGTGTGCCTTTATACTGAGTCATCCATTCCATTGGACCACCATTAACTTCTGTAAGATAAAAACTATCTTCTTGATAACGATCGTTATCAAATAGTGTAGCAAAGATACCTTGTGTTGTAGTATTCCATTCCCATACAGGTTTTGGTGTTATAGTAAATCTATAAGGATTTGCCCAGTTGCGAGCCGCTGTAAGTAATCTACCACTGCGGCTAAGGCTCTGTGCTACTAATTTGCTGCGATTAATTTCTATATTCACAGCCGTGCTGACAATTTTTTGTAGGCTCATCTTCTACTCCTTGTAGGCAATGATCGTCTGCCTTGTTCTGTTACATTAAAAATAAATTCTGGATCACGTGCTACCAATTGGCGGAAACTACTGGCATCTACAGCCTGTATTTGATAAGTTATCTGCGTAATACCGCCACTGCCACCGCCCATATCAGCACCATTAGGAATAATGCCGCCAGGTGTTCTGGGCACAAAAAGTTCTGGTCCTTTTTCTCCCACCACATAGGCCTTGCCTGGATTTACTGGGCCGCCTGCTGCTCTAAATCCACCGAACAGACTTGTAAGGAAGTTTCCTCCAGTGCCACCGCCGAACGCACCGCCAAAAATACTCATCAGCAGATTATTGCCTGCCACTTTTAAGGCCTGTGCGATTAGACTATTGAATAGGTCTTTGAAACTTAACTTACCTGTGTTTACAAACTTAACAATAGCGTCTTCAAAACCTGTGGTTAATGTTTTAAATACTTCTTCTGCTCTTTCAGCATCTGTCTTAAGATTATTGCGCCAACGTTCAAAGGCATTGTCCCATCCACTGACAAAACTATTTTGACTTTCTTTCTCTGCAGCATAATTATCTTCTATTTGCTTTCTACGTTCATTATAGGCCGCATTAATTTCTTCTTCTTTCTTTAATCTTTCTGCGTAAGGTAGATCTGGAATCTTAGCGATAGATTCTAATACTCTTTGACGTTCTTGTTCTAGATTAAAGATATTTTTAATTATGGCTTGATCTTCGCCTCGCATATTGCGTATGCTGCGTTCCAATTGTTCTTGCTGTGTAGTTAATGCTAATTGATCTTGAGTAGCCTTAACTTGTTCAAATGCCGCAACACGACTACGATCTACCTGTGTTTGATATTCAGCAATTTGTCTGGCTGTTTCAGCCTGTTCTTCCATTAGCGCAGTAATGTTTTTTATTTCTTGCGCTCGGCGACGTTCTTGATCTAATCTAGTTTGATTTTTATTGATGCTTTCAACTAATAAAGCGTCTTGTTTGTAATATGCTTTAGTAAGCGCATCTTGTTGTTGAGTAATGACGTCATTTAAATATTGTTCATCTTTACCTAGGCTGGCCTTGCGTTTAGCCAATTCATCAAATGCGCTTTTATATTTTAAGAAAATATCTCTTTGTTGTCGTGCTAGTTCAACTTCTCGCTCTGTTTTGCCAATTAAATCAGTTTCTTGATCTATCCGGGCCCGTGCTATATCAGCTTGTTTTTCGAATTCATCCGATACTAAACTTACAATCTTCAATTGTTTGTTTTGTTGCTCTGTTACATTGGCTACCTGTAATTCAGCGCGACTTAAAATTTCTCTTCGTTTAGCAGCAATTTCTACTGCTTTTTCATCATCAGTTAGTTTCTCTTGCCCGCGAATATTTAAAATTTCTTTTTGTAGATCTTTTTCTGCTTGCAGTCTAATTCTAGCAATTTCTGCCAGGCCGATCATTGTAGCATTTTTTTCTGCTTCTGTTATGCTTTGTGCTGCACGTTTAGCACTTTCTGCAGCGGCTTTGATGCCGGCTTCGCTTCTTGCCCCATAATCACCAGTATCACTAGTTTGCCCTCTTATGCCTGCGCGACTTTGATAAGAAGCCATTCTTGCAGCCATATCGGCTTCAAATTGTTGGCGTTGTAGGAAAGCCTTTTCTTCTTCGGTCATCCTACGATTTGGGCCACTGCCAGGCGCCATGTTCATACTTGCTGCCGGACCACCTGCAACGAATGCTCGGCTAGTTCTACCCACAGCATTTAATTGGCGTTCTGTTTCTTCTAATTTTTTATTATATTTGTCAATTGCGGAAAAAGCATTTTCCGCTTGTTGTGCAACTGCTCCAAAGAATGTAACAATACCTCGTTCTAATCTAGCACGAATTTTGTCAATGGCTTCATTGTATTGATCTAATCGTTTAATATCTGCATCCGCAACCGGATCGCGTAGAGCCTGCAATTTTGCCAGTTCTAATTTATTGATATTCTTACCTAGGATATCAATTGCAGCTGAATATTGTGCGCCACTTAATTGACCGTCCTGAAATCTTTTTGTAAGTTCTTGTAAAATAGTTTCTGTGCTGCGAATATTACCATTAGCATCACGAACAAACACACCTAATTTTCTAAAGGCATCCTGTAACTTTTCATTACCGCTGGCTGCTTCTTGAACGCTTTGATTTAATTTTGCTGCTATCTGTGCAAAATCATCTGCCTTACCGCCGGCTTCAATCACACTATTTTTGAAATTCATTAGCGTGCCAGCAGCAATTCCAGTGGCACCTGCAATATCACTTAGTTCGCCGGCGATCTGTAGTGCGCGGCCACCTAGGGCTACAACTGCTCCTGCGGCCAATCCGGCTGCTGTGCCCAAGGCCCCAAAACGCCCAATTATACCATTAAGTGTATTACCAAGTGGCCCGCCTACTTGCCCAAGGCTATCTAGATCACCTTTAAGATTTTTAATTGTTCCGCTAACTTCTTTAACATCGTTAGCGCCTTGGACTTTCATCCTAAGGACGAAATCTTCATATGTTGCCATTATCTATCACCTTGTTGCTTGATATACTCTTGTATATACTTAATAGTTGGCTCTGTCATTCCACTAGGAGCCTGTGGGCTATATCCATTATCTAATCGTTGAGCATAAGGATAGTCTGCTCTAATTTCATTATTTACGCGACGAGTTTTACTACGAGCATTGCCGGTTCTGCGAGGCGTAATATCTCGAAAATAATCATAGGCCTCTTGTGCTAATTTTTCATCTGTTAAATTAGCCGTCAATTGATCTAATCTTCTTACTATAGCACCCATTATCGATCCTTTCGCACTTGCTCTAACATAGCCTTCATTGTATCTAAGGATAATTTAGGAGTAGATTTTTTACCCGAGGCCTTATCCTGTTGGTCTTGTTCCCAAGTCATTAGACTATTGAAAACTGCTAGATCATAGGTAGAGGCCCTTGCAACAATCTCACTGGGCAGCATATGATATTGCTTGGCCATCATACCTATAGTCAGCAGCTTTACGCTGTCCCAGTCTCCGGTGTCAATGACTTGGTCTTTGACTTTCCCAGGTTATCACCAATCTTTACTAATGCGGCCAGACTCAATGCTACTGGAAACATTTCACCTTCTTTAAGCACGGCTGTGCCCTGCTCATTAAGGATTAATTTACGCATTAAGTCGTTTAATTTTTCACCTTCATTATTTTGTTGTAGTTTGTAAAAATCAAAATAAGTGTTGATGTCTACATTATCCCACATCCAAAAATCAATAGTTTCGCCGAATTCTTCTACTATTTCCGGCTGGTCACAGGTCACTTTAATAAGTTCCGGTTTTTTAGCAAATTTACTAATATCCATATCTTTTACTCCTCATATCGTTGTTGTAGATGGTTAATTGCGGCTAGAACAAACTTTAGACGCACATCTGCTTGATTAATATCTCGTTGAGCGCAACGCAGTTCTGCTACTGCTTTAGCCACTTCTGCCAGAATGCTGGCATAGATTTCACTATCTGTTTTATCATCAAAAATCATAAGACCTCCAGATCTTGTTGTAATATTTAGTCGTAATAAAGGGACTCCTAGGAGTCCCTTTGAGCCGTTTTCACTGCGGTTTAGACAGTAGCAACGGTAAATTCACCATCAACGGTGATTGTTACCGGACTGACCCAGACCGGTGCGGAAGCACTGATAGTAGGGGCTAGACCAGTGATGTAGCCTTTACCTCTATAGAAGTAATCTGCTGCACCTTCTTGCACTTTTAGGCTAAAACAAATAGGAGTCTTGTTACGACTCATGCCGTTTAGGCCCTGTGCTGCGGCTGTGCCACTGATCGCGGCAGTAACGCTGGTGCCAAAGAAGATTGTAGGATCTACAACAACGTTCATGTCAACGCTGTTTGTAGAAGTTGTTGCTACTTGCTTTTTGGCACTACTATCAAGCTGTTCCCACGAAAATACATCGTTTGAGGCGTTGATAGTGATGTCTTGAAGTGCTGGAACACTGATCGCTGTGCCACCGAATGCGATAGCATCGTCAATAGATGCCATTACGTCAATGGTCAGCGTGATCTGGTTAGCACTACCAGGAGCGGGATTAATATATGCCATCTCTTTTTCCTTTACGCTATGGTATAAAATCTATACTGGCCTTCATAAGTGATCTTGTCGTCGTCTATACTTGTGATATAATCGAACTCTCTCTTATGCGGACCAGTTATGGTAGCGATATCTTTACCGTTACCAAGAATTGTTAATGCTGTGTCTAAATCGGTATTGCGATTCTTGCTGTCCACGGTCAAATACCACCTTACGGTAGTGATCTTCTCGTTAATGTTTGTGCTACCTAGTGTTGGATACAGACTATTTTGTTCTGTATTAGGTTCATCTAAATAAACTCTACGTAGATTACGCAGATAAAGAAAGTTGTTGCCTTCTTCATAGGGTAACTCTTGACTGGGCTTTATGGTACCAGTCAAGTTAGTGGTCAAGTATGATAACAATTCTGTTCTCATCTTACTCTCACACGATTTTGTTTATTAGGAAACTTTTCCAACGTTTCTATAGCAGCATCATTATCAAAGTCATACCAGTCGCCCGATTGAATAAGTTCTGTAAACAGTTTATTGTATTGATCACGGAAGAAATTAATTTTAGCAACTTCTGCTGATTCTGGATTACCAAAATCTGCCACGCTGGGATAGATATACTCTGCTAGAGCAAAGTAGATATTCAAATCCTTAAATTCTTGTTCTCTAGCACGGATATAGTAAACATTCACACTGGGTAAAAGTCTCATATCGCGTGTTAGGCTTGTGTCAATAGTAAAACTACTTTCACTCCACCAGTCAGTGTTTCTAATTTGTGTTAGCATACGCTGACTGGCCTGTGTAAGATATGTTTCAACTTCGGCCTGTGTAAGTCCTTCATTGGCTTCAAGAATACGTTGATCGCGAGTAGTTAATTCGCTGTATGTTGCGAAACTTATAAAGTTCCCGCCTTGATTCAAATTAAATGCCACTTGCGATCTCCTTTATACCAATTAAGCGATTGTGGAATCAAAAACCATACGAACGCCAGCATTGTCATATAGTTCGCCAACTGCGTAAACAGCGGAACCAGTTAGACTGAAGCCACGTAATTGTGCTTCGCGCTGACTTTCAATAGTGATGTCCTTCATCATAGCAAGACCAAGAGCGTCACGGTGAATTAGAGCGTTTGCATAGTCGCCGTCGTTTCCGCCAACAACTTGCTCTAAGCCAACTAAGCTAGACTCATATACTGGAATGCCGAACAATGTACCGATGTAACCAGCGGCCATTGCTTCGTTTTGAACGAAACCACCGTTAGGGTTAGCAAAAGTATTTGTTAAGTTTGCCTTAACATCATAAGCAACGAATGGGTGCAGAATGTAAGCGCAATCTGCGGCTGTGTCATAACCTTGAGCACGTAGTTTAGCAGCAGCCTGAGCCAATAGGGCTACGGTTGCTGTAGTGCTTTCGCTACCAACAGTGTTAGTAGTAAAGGTATTAAACAGACCCATGATGTCGCTGTCCATCTTGCGAGCGATCGCTTCGCCGAATAAACGGCCTACGTCTGCTACAACATTGCTGCTGGCGCCGATTAAGGCGATGTCGCTGACAACAGTTGTTAAGCCAACTTCACTGACAGTTAATGTCACGCCGTCAGTGCTGACTGCTGTGTTGCTGGGTGCTACTGCTTCGTTTAGAGTAGCAGCAGTTACACGTGGATAACGTGGAACTACAATGCTTTTTCCGCTTCCTGCGGGGATTGAATAGTTGCGAACGAGTTGACGCATAATGCTTTTCTCGCTGGCAACAAATAATGCCTCAGCCACGATTTGGGGCATGAGATCGTTTAGCGTGGTACTTGTTGTTTCATTTGCCATTTCTGGACTCCTTGAATTTAATTAATACCCATCTGCTTACGATATTCTTTGTAAGCAGCACGGTCTTGTGGATTCTTCATATCTAATTTTGCGATATCAAATTTATCTGGTCTCTGTGCTACATTACCACGAGCGGTAGTAGTAGAGGGTGTAGGTTGAACAAAGTGTGGGTTCTTACTCAAAAATTCTTGAACATAAGAATCAACGGATAATCTACGACCGGAGTCGTCATACCGCACCCTACCATCACCGTCAGTAACTTCAACTTCGCCGTCGCCGTTTAAGCGAACATTACTGCGAACCAGGCTTTTAACTTGATCCGGAGCAACAGCGCGAAATCTTGCAGCAGCATCCAGAATTGGAGAATTAACTTTAAATTCTTCAATCATTTTATCACGCTTAGATATTTCAGCATCCTTTTTGGCAACTACATCTTGTAGGACCTTTTCAAATTCACCCTTCTTGAGTTGTTGATCTTGTTGACTCTTGCGATA